TAGGCTATGGCAGGGCAGATGCAGGGCGCGCTGGCGGATCTGCTGCGCGAAATTGGGCGGATGGATCGGCGCCTGGACGCGCTGCAGGCGGCCGAAACCGGCGCCGCGGGTGGCGGCACCGGCACGGTTACCAGCGTGGCGCTATCACTGCCGGCCATATTCACGGTTTCTGGATCACCAGTGACAACGGCCGGCACGCTTACGGCCGTGCTGGCAATTCAGGCCGCCAATCGTGTGTGGGCTGGGCCAACGTCTGGAGGCGCCGCGGCGCCCACATTCCGCGCGCTGGTGGCTGCGGATCTGCCGGCTGGCACCGGCACGGTTACCAGCGTGGCGCTATCACTGCCGGCCATATTCACGGTTTCTGGATCACCGGTTACCACGGCCGGCACGCTAACGGCCACGCTGGCCACGCAGGTGGCCAATCGTGTGTGGGCTGGGCCGACTACCGGCGCAGACGCGGCGCCCACATTCCGCGCGCTGGTGGCCGCGGATCTGCCGGCCGGCACTGGCACGGTTACCAGTGTTGCGCTATCACTGCCGGCCATATTCACGGTTTCTGGATCACCGGTTACCACGGCCGGCACACTCACGGCCACGCTGGCCACGCAGGCGGCCAATCTGGTTTGGGCTGGGCCGACTACCGGCGCGGCCGCGGCGCCCACATTCCGCGCGCTGGTGGCCGCGGATATGTCGGCCAGCGTGGCCGGCACGACGTCCAAACTGGCAAAGTTCACGGCCACCAATGCGGTGGGTGATTCCATCGTGACGGAATCAGGATCAAAAATCCAGGTTTCTGGATCGGTGGAGGTGATCGGCCAGGCCAACACTAACCAGCTCGTCGTCAAGGGGCACTCGACGCAGACGTCGGGCCAGATCGTGATCCAGACCTCGGCCGCGGCCGAGCTAGCCCGGATCTATGTCGTCGCCGCCAACTACTCGATGGGAATCGGATACTTGGCCGGGCAGAGCGTGACGGGCGACGCTAACCTCGCGATTGGCGCGAACGCGCTGAAGACGACCGTTTCGGGCTATAACAACACGGCGATCGGCAAGAACACGCTGATGCTCGCCAACAACTCGGCGCATGACAATGTGGCGATTGGCTACAACAGCCAGTCCGCGGTAACCTCGGGCCTATACAACCTGAGCATCGGGACCGACAGCATGGTCTCGAACCAGACCGGCAGCTCAAACGTCGGCGTGGGCATGAATGCGCTGCGAGCCTGCACCGGCTCAGAAAACACTGGTGTCGGTGGGTACACCGGATATTACAACTCCACGGGGGCGCAAAATGTTTACATCGGTGCGAGCGCCGGAACGACCTGCCTCGGATCGCGCAACATCATCATTGGATTTACGGCCTGCGAGGGCACGCAGGCCACCTACAACGATTCGGTCTACATCGGCTACAAGTCGGGCAACGGCGCAAGCTGCGGCGACTTCAACGTCGCCATTGGACGTGAGTCGCTCCAGGCAACGGTGACGAAAGTGACCGCCATCGGCTACCAGGCTGGCAAGGCCGCGACGGGAACGGGCAACGTGTTCGTCGGTTACCAGGCCGGGCTGACGGTCGGAGCGGGGGCAAACAACACCCTGATCGGATCGGGCGCCGGCGCTTCGCTCAGCACGAACGGCGGGTGCGTGATGATCGGATACCAGGCGGGCGGGAACGAGACAGCCGCCAACAAGCTCTACATCCACAACTCGAACAGCACCACGCCGCTGATCTATGGTGACTTTAGTACGCCATCATTGACATTCAATGGCACCGTAAATATTCAGGATGCAAAGAACATTGTATTAGGCACCACAACAGGCACGCAGCTGGGATCCGGCGCCACGCAAAAGCTGGCGCTATGGGGCGCCACGCCAATCGTGCAGCCTACTACTGGCGTGGCCGCGGCCACATTTGTGGCCAATGCCGGCACGGCCGTTAATGATGCGTCCACATTCGATGGCTATACAATCAAGCAGCTGGTAAAGGCGCTGCGCAATATGGGCGCGCTGGCATAGCATATGGCAATATCACCAACGGATCCAATTGAGACACTGACAAACGCGCAATGCGCGCTGCTGCGGGATGAGCTGCTGGCGCTGCTGCGGGCGGCCGGCCTGGCGGCGCCAACGGTGCGACAAACCAAACGCAGGCTGCGGATGGGAATTGATATGGCGGATGATCTGGCAGACGCGCGCGCGGAGGCGGAGCAGGTGGAGCTGCAAAACATCGCGCGCCGCGCAGAAATGGAGGCGCTGGAGCCAATCCGGCGCCGGCGCCAGGCGCGCGCCGGCGCCGGCGCAGATTACGGAGCAGACTGATGGAATTCACAACGTGGGAACGGGTGCAAATGATCGCCATCGTTGGCGCTATCACCGGATCCGCGGCGCAGATCCGGCTGGCCGGCAAAGTATTGGATGTGCTGGAATTCACGCAGGCAGACGCGGCCGCGGTGGGCCTGGTGCAGACGGATAACCAGCTGGCCTGGCGTGACGCGGATAAGGTGTGGGCGCTGGATCTGCCGGCCGGCGCCACCGGCCTGATGCGCAAGGCGGCGCAGGATTACGCTGGATGGCTGGCCAGGGATCGGCGCAGCGTGGCGGCGCTGATGGATAAGCTGGACGCGGCCGCGGCACCGGCGCCGGCCGCCAGCGCAGAGGGGCCGGCCTGATGGTATTCACGCAATGGCAGAGGGCGCGCCTGGCGGCCGTGCTGGGCGCAATGGCCGGCACGCCGGCGCAGGTGGAGACGGTGGCGCCGCTGATGGATCAGCTGGAGCTGCTGGATGATGATCGGCCGCGGGAAGATCCGGCGCCAGCTGGTGATCACAATCTGCCAATCACGCCGGCGCAGGCGCAGCTGCTGCTGCGCGCGTGCCAGATCTGGCCAGGCTGGACGGTGGCGGAGCGCGGCCAGATGCGCGCGCTGCTGCTGGATCTGCAGATGGCCGCGGATCCGTGGAAATAGAGCGCGCCGGCGCAATCTGGTTTAATGGGCGCTGATGGAATATCCGCCAATCTGGACGCCGGCGCCAGGCGTGACGCTATACCAGGCAGACTGCGCAGACGTACTGCCGACATTGGCCGGCCTGCAGGCCGTGATCACGGATCCGCCATATGGGATCCAATATGACGCCAGCCATACAAAGTATTTGGGCGGCACGGATCGGGATGGCCAGGCGGATTGGGATCTGGCGCCATATGATCCGGCGCCCATCCTGGCGCTGGATCTGCCATCGGTGATCTGGGGCGCGCAATGTTTCGCCAGCCGGATGCCAGATCGGCCGGCCTGGCTGATCTGGATCAAAACGCAGCGGGATGGCGTCCAGATCCGCCAGGCGGAGGCGGAGCTGGCCTGGTGTAACGCCATCCAACGCACGCAGATCATCCGCCATTTGTGGATCGGCGCATTCCGTGACAGTGAATCCGGCCAGGCCAATATCCATCCAACGCAGAAACCAGTGCGGGTGATGGCCTGGTGCATGGACGCGGCGCGCGTGGCCACCGACGCGCTGGTGGTGGATCCATACATGGGATCGGCCAGCACAATCCTGGCCTGCATCCGCACTGGCCGGCGCGCCATCGGGATAGAGCGGGATCCTGGCCACTATCAGGCGGCATGCGCGCGGGTGGCTGCAGAGCTGCAGCAGCCATTTCTGCTGGCGCCCATCCAGCCAGAGCTGGTATAACCTGCCCTGCCCTGCCCTGGCGTGTATATCAAATTGTGATACAATGCGCATGTGGCTGGAATTCACCAGCCGGATGGAGGGATCAGATGGCAGACAAAACCAAACGCGCAGGCCGGCCGACATTGCACGATTACGCAACGGCAGAGGTTATCCGGCGCGCCACGGCCACGGAGCTGGCCGCCAGCAGAGGCGCCGCATTTCGGGATGGCGGCGCTGGCGTGATCACGATCACACTGAGCGCGGCCATGATCCGGCGCACCAATCAGATGCGCCAGCGGTATGGCGTGGATCCGGTGGCCGGCACTGCGGTGGACTGCTACGCGCTGGAGGGCTAATTATGGGAACAAAACCAGCGCAATTGAAGCAGGGAGAAATCATGTGGCTGCGGCAGAGCGGCGCGCAGCTGCGGCCAGGCCAGCAGTGTTGGGTGCTGGTGGATCTGCAGAAACCAGGGCTATCGGTGCAGATCCATATGGATGATGGATCTGGCCGGCCGCGGGATATCCAGCTGGCGGATCCGGCCGGCACGCGGCGCTGGGTGGCGCGCGGCCAGCTGGTGGCGCTGGGCTGCACCACATGGTTTCGAGAATCACACCGCGCTGCGGCAGACGCGCGCGCGGCCGCGGATAAGGCCGCGCGGCTGGCGGATCCGCGCGCCGCTGCGCTGGCGGCAGAGGCGGCCGCAAAATTGGCAGATGAGCGCACGGCCGTGATCATGGCCGGCGCGCCAGAGCTGACGCCAGAGCGCATGGCCGTGGTGGCATTCCAGAATTCACTGGATGGGATCAACTGATGGCGCGCAGGTATAAGCCACTGCCGGCCGGATCCATCGTGTGGCTGCGCATCTGGGCGCGCGCTGCAGAGGTGATCACGGATGATGGCGCCGGCCTGGTATACGTGCTGGAGCGGATGCGCAGGTATGACTATCGCACGCATGTGGCGCGCAGCATGGTGCGGCCGGCCACGCTGGCAGAGGTGGAGGCATACCGGCTGGAGGTGGCCAGCATAGAATCCTGGCGCCGCTATCAGGCGGAGCTGGCGCAGGTGCAGGCCGTGATGGCGGAGCTGGCCGCGGCCGCCAGCGTGACGCCGGCGCCGGCAGATCCGGCCGGCTGATGCGTGTATATCAAAACGTGATACAATGCGGGTGGAGGTGATCAGATGACACAAACGAAACAGGCAGTAAAGCCGGCGCCGGATTGGATCAGCGCGCTAAAGCTGAGCGCGCCGGCGCCGGCGCTGGATCTGCAGCTAAATGTGCGGATCAGCGCAGATCTGGATGCGCGTCTGGAGCGGCTGGCCGGCGCGCGCAAAATCACGCAGGCGGCGCTGGTGCGGATGCTGCTGCAGGCCGGCGCGCACGCGCTGGAGCAGACGCCGGCGCGCAAGCGGCGCGCCATTGGAGGTGAATAACCAGAGCAGAAAAACGCAATGGATCCGCACGCGGGAGGGAATGCGCACGGATCCAGAAACCGACACACCGCCAGAAACCAAACCAGTGATGTGCTGCCGGCAATGGTAGCACAATCCAGAGGGACACATACCATGCAAGGGAAACGATATCAGCGGCTGGCCAATGAACTGGCCATCGCACAATGGGCGCAACAGATAGCGGACGATGAGCAGGCGCGCCGGCGCGCGCGGGAATTGGGCCAGCAGCGTGCTGGGCTGATCCACTGCTGGCGCAATTCGAGCGGCGCGCCACACCAATTCGGCGCCCACATTTACACCAGCTGCACCAGCGTTACCGTGTTTTTTGATCAGGGTGACGCCATCGCGCAGGCGCTGGCTATGGCCGGCATGCGCCACGCCAGCGCGGCCGGCCGTGATCTGACAGTATCAGAGGATCAGGCCGCGGCCGTGATCCATCTGCTGGATGAGGTGGCGAAATGACACACAAGCGAAACGCGCGCGCGCCGCGGCCGGATCCGGCCGCGCAGGATCCGATGGATTACCTGCTGGGTGATCTGATGGCGGCCACGGATCAGGTGGCGGCAGAGCTGCAGGGGATGGCGGATCTGGAGGCGGATCCGCTGGCTACGCTGGCCGGACACTGCCACACATTGGCCGGCCGTGTGGCCGCGCTGGCAGAGGTGGTGCGGCAGATGCGGGATCAGCAGCGTGGCCTGGTGGTGATCAGTGATCCAGAGCAGCCGGCATTCCGGCAGATCACGGAGCCGGAGCTGGTGGCCGCGCAGGCCGGCCAGGCGGCGCGCACGCTGGTGCGCTGGCGCATGGGATCGGATGGGCTGGAGCCGGTGTACGCGGATCAGGATCTGGCCACGGATGCGCAGATCCGCGCGGCCAATCAGCTGGATCACCTGGCCGGCCAGCTGGGCAATGATCAGGATCTGGCGGCTGGCGTGGATCCGGCAGAGGTGCGGGATGGCCTGGACGCCGGCACGGATGGCCAGCAGGATGGGCTGCGCGCCATGCAGGAGGATCTGGACGCCGGCCAGCCGGCGCGCCGCTGGACGCGCGCAGAGGCGCTGGCAGAGGCAGAGCGGCTGGGCGGATTGGGCGGCGCCATTTTCCTGATGCACTGGGAAAAGAACGGAGGGAAATAGCATGGGCAGATATCAGGGGATACCAGCCGGCACCAGCCAATGGATACCGCCAGAGCAGTACGGAGGCGGCCGGCAGTCGGCCGCGGCGCCGGCCACCAATGCTGGCACGCCGGCAGACGCCAGCGCGGCGCTGGATCTGAGCATGGCCGGCATGATCCTGCAGCAGCTGGTGCGCATTGCCAACGCGCTGGAGGCGCAGCGTGAGGATGGGCTGGATGAGCTGCAGAGTTTTCCGCTGGCCGATTGGGCCACGTTTGACTGGCCGGCGCATGGATACGCGGTGGCCACCACGGATGCGGATGGCGTGGCCAGCATACGCACACCGCGCGGCCGGCTGGCCTATCGTCGCACCAATGGCAAGTTTGGCGCAGATATCTGGTTTTCGCATGGCAATGGCCGTGACGAAACCGGCGCGCCGCAATACCGCAAGGTGATCGAATTCCGCGCGCCCAAACAGACGGAGCCGATGGATAAGCGCACCGCGGCCGCGGCCGCGCAGGCCGGCGCGCAGAAACCGGCCACGCCGGCGCCAGCGGCCACCACGGCCGGATCCAGCCAGCCGGCGCGCGCACCGGTGCAGCCAGCCGGCAAACCTGGCCAGGCGCATCCGCTGGTGGCGGAGCTGATCAAGCAGCAGGATGTGACGCTAGCGCAGCTGGGCGCCGCGGGATGTTTGGAAAAGGCGCCGGCGCTGGTGCTGCCATCGATGGATCCGCCAACGGCAAACGCGGCGCTGGCCAAACTGCTGGCCTGGGCTGGGGATTGGATGCGCGCGCACCGCACGGAGGATCAGGCCACGGCGGAGGCGGAGCTGGCAGACGCGCTGCGGCGCGCGTATGCCATTGGCGTGGATGTGGACGTAACCGATGGCGCCGCGCACAATCGCGCACCGTTTCTGATCCGCCAATCCACGGAGCGCATACTGGCTAAGGTGGCCGCGGCAGAGGCGGCCAAACGCGCGGCCGCGCTGGACGCGGCGCGCATGTGGCTGGCCGGCCATCCACGGATCGCGGCGGATACGGTGGATGGATTTAAGGCCATCGTGGCGGCCACCGATTACCAGTATGCGGTGACGGATACCAGCTGGAATGCGCGCGCGGATTCATTCCGCGCATGGCTGGTGGAGCAGACGAAACCGGCGCAGGTATAGCGCACCGTATAGCGCAACGTGATACAATCGCGCTATTCACGCGGCCGGCCGCGGATCACCAATGGATCCGCGGTCGGCCGCACGGAGGGAAAACCAATGGCAGAGCATGTGGATACGCTGGACTTTTTCGGCCGGCTGGAGAATCGGCTGGCGCTGGTGGCCACAATGACGGAGGCGCAGGGTTTGCGGCTGGATCGCCTATCGCCATTTGATCCGGTGGCTGGTGAATTGTGCAACGAAATCAACGCGCTGCGGGTGGATGTGGCCGCGGCCGTGGATGAGCTGCGCAAGCTGGCGCGCCATGTGGCTGCGGTGGAGGCCGTGGTACTGCCGGCCGTGGCGCTGGCGCAGCAGCTGGAGGCAGACCGGCGCAAGGTGCCAGGGATCGGCGCCGTGGATAGTCGGCACGCCGGCCGATGGGATCAGCCAGGCTGGCCTGCGGATAACGTGGTGGCGGAGCGGCGCGTACGCGGCGCATCCACAACGGATGCCACGGCCAGCGGCCAGCTGATCCGCCAGCTGCTGGAGCTGCGGCACCAGGGCCGGCTGGTGGATGCGCGCGAATTGGCCGGATCGGATCTGCTGGAAATGGCGGAGCTGCAGGCGCAGGCGCTGGCCAATCTGGCCAATGCGCCGGCGCTGGTGGATCTGGCCACGCTGGACGAAATCAGCGCGCGCGCCGCGGCCATGCTGGGCCGGCTGCGCCAGCTGGTGGACACTGACGCACGCGCGCGCCAAACGCAGGCATTTGCGGCGCTGGGGCCGCTGGGGATGGCTAGATGAGCATTAACGCATGGAGTGAGGTCTGGGCGCGCAGCCAGGCCAGCCGGCCGGCCGTGCTGCTGCTGCTGCTGGCCATCGCGGATGAAGCGGACGATTGGGGATATAAGGCTGGGCCATCGCTGGAGGTGCTGGGGCCGAAATGCCGATGTGATCCGCGCACCGTGATCAGGCTGATTCAGGCGGCAGAAATGATGGGTGAATTGCGGGTGACGCGCAACGTTAACCAGCTGAATCAATACCAGCTGACGCCGGCCGGCCAGCCAATCACACCACGAAACCGGCAGGTGGCCGCGGCCGGCAGGGGCGGCCGCGCGCACGGCCGCGCTGGACGCGGCGCGCGCGTGGCTGGCACGGAATCCGCGCATGAATGCAGATAACGTGGAGGGGTTAAAGGTGATTGTGGCCGGCCTGGCCGGCTATCAATACGCGGCCACGGATACCAGCTGGAACGCGCGCGCGGATTCACTGCGCGCATGGCTGGTGGAGCAGGCGAAACCGGCGCAGGTATAGCGCACCGTATAGCGCAACGTGATACAATCGCGCTATTCACGCGGCCGGCCGCGGATCACCAATGGATCCGCGGTCGGCCGCACGGAGGGAAAACCAATGGCAGAGCATGTGGATACGCTGGACTTTTTCGGCCGGCTGGAGAATCGGCTGGCGCTGGTGGACACTGACGCGCGCGCGCGCCAAACGCAGGCATTTGCGGCGCTGGGGCCGCTGGGGATGGCCACATGAGCATTAACGCATGGAGTGAGGTTTGGGCGCGCAGCCAGGCAACGCGGCCGGCCGTGCTGCTGCTGCTGCTGGCCATTGCGGATGAGGCGGATGATTGGGGCCATAAGGCTGGGCCATCGCTGGAGGTGCTGGGGCCGAAATGCCGATGTGATCCGCGCACCGTGATCAGGCTGATCCAGGCGGCAGAAATGATGGGTGAATTGCGGGTGATCCGCAACGTAAACCAGCTAAACCAGTATCAGCTGACGCCGGCCGGCCAGCCAATCACACCACGAAACCGGCAGGTGGCCGCGGCCGGCAGGGGTGACAAATTGTCACCACAGGGGCGACAATCCGCCACTGACAGATTGTCACTGCAGGGTGACAAACCGGAGCCGAATTGTCACACGGTACCCATTACCACTGATGTTTATCATGATGATGATGATGCGCTGGCGCGCGCGTTTTCCATCATTCAGCGGCTGGAGCGGTGCGGGATAGAGGGCGCCAATCGCCAACGGCTGGCCGCGCTGTACTGCCAGTTTGTGGATGGGCCGGAGGATGTGGATCTGCTGGTGGAGCAGACCATATCCAGCTGGCTGGCCGGCCAAAACGGTGGCGGCGCCGTGATCCGCGCGCCCAATGGGCTGATTGTGCGCAGACTGCAGCAGGCATATGAGGTGCGCACCGGCGCGCAAAAGGCATGGCAGGTGGCGGATGAGCGGCTGCGCGCTGGGCTGGGCGCGCGGATCAGTGATCAGGCGCGCGCCGTGTGGCAGATCCACCAGCGCGCCGCGCAGCAGGTGCTGGAGGCGGCCAACGTGACGCCGGCGCCGGTGCTGGTGGATGAGGTGCCGCTATGACGCCGGCAGAGCAGCTGGCGGCGCCGCACACGCCAGATTTGTGGACGTATCAACGCCAGCGCGCCTGGCTGGGCCGGATCACGGATGCAGACCGGCGCGCGCTGCAGTCGGCCGCGGCGCCATCGCACACTGGGCTGGAGCGGCTGCGTGAGCTGCGCAATACGCACGGTTTCAATATCGCCAGCCGGCAGGCGGCTGGACAATCGCGGGTTTGGGAGTATCGGCTGGCGGAGGATCTGCCGGCCGCTGGAGGTGCAGCATGAAAACGCGCACGATACTGGACGCGCTACAAAAGGCGCAGGCACGAAACATGGAGGTGGAGCAGGCTATCAGGGCCATCCAGGCCGCCATGCGGCCGCTGCAGGCACTGACGCCGGCCGCGCGGCGCAGCCTGGGGATTTATGGGCTGGATCTGGCGCCGGCGCTATTCCGCGCATCTGCCAAAACATACCGCCAGGCCGTGAGGTTTGATTATGAGCTGCGGCGCCGGATCCAGGCCGGCCGCTGGAGGTGAAGCATGATGCAGAAACGGGATCACAATCTGGCCGGCTATCTGGCGGCCGTGGTGCTGGGCGCCGTGCTGGCGCTGCTGGCCGCGGCCAGCGGGTGGATACCGTGACGCCGGCACAATCGGCCGGATCTATTCCGGCAATCACTGCGGCAGAGGTGGCCACGATCGCGCACGCGCTGGCCGGCACTATGGCCATTGCGGCCGGCCGCGCGTGGTGGGCGCCAGCTGCTGGCGATATCGTTTTCTGGGCCGTGACGGTTACCAGCCAGAATGGGCAGACGGTGAGCAGCGGATATGGCGCGGCAGGGCCGGCGCCCACACTGGAGGCGGCGCAGATGCTAGGCGCCGGCGCGCTGCACCAGCAGGCATATGCGCTGGATGCAGAGCAGCGGCAGGCAGATCAAAAGGCGGATCGGGTGGCGCGTCTGCAGGCGCTGGCGGCCGCCAATCCTGGGATCCGGCCGTGGAGCAGTGACCGATGAGCGGCATTATTCTGGAGCCGATAGATTGGCGCAATATGCCACCACGCCAGCCACACGCGCAGCCGGTGGCCAATCTGGCTGGCCTGATCTGCGGTGCACTCCAGGCCAGCGGCCGCGCGTACTGGCTGCAAGCGGCTGGCGGCATGGTGTGCTGGGTGATCGTGTGCCAGGTGGGCGCGCAGACGCTGCAGGTATATGGCGCCGGAGGGCCGGCAGAGGCACTGCCGGCTGCGCACCAGATTGGGATGGATGGGCTGCGCGCGGCGCTGGATCGGCTGGCCACCAGCGCAAGCGTGGCGGCCGCAATGGCGCAGCTGGCGGCCAACGGAGGCGCACGATGAGCGGCCGGATGGATCCGCAAGTGTGGACGCCGGCAGACGCCGGCGCCGTGGTGGTGCCGGACACACGCCGGCACCGCTGCAGCGCATGTGGCGGGATCCGAAACGTGCCAGGCCAGGCATACTGCCGGAGCTGCCACGCCATACGGATGCGCCAGCAGAGGGCCAGGGATAAAGCGCGCATCCAGGGCCGGATCCATGCGCTGCAGCGGCAGATCCTGATGGCCAGCCTGGCGGATGGGCTATGGCACACGCACCAGCAGCTGGAGGCGGCGCTGGGTGACTGTAAGCCGGAGGATCTGGCGGATGGCCTATTCCAGCTGGAGCGCGCCGGCCATCGATTTGAGACGCACCGCGCAGGGGATGGCGCGCTGCAGTATCGGCTGGCCGATGATCGGCTGGCCGCTGGAGGTGCAGCATGATGCTGGATCTGGTGCCGGATGTGGCGGATGCGCGCGCGTGGCAGATCGTGGCGCTGGCGGATGATTCACTGCTGATCCGGCGCCGCATGGTGACGGTGGCCACGGCGGAGCTGGTGGAGGAATGGCGGCGCGCCGGATCACTGCGGCGCGTCCAGGCGCTGGCCACGGCGCTGCGCAGCGGTGGCTGGCTGGCCGGCTGGCGCATGGCGGAGCTGGCAGGGGATAACTGGCCGGCGCTGCTGGTGCAGCTGGCCGGCGCGCTGGTGGATGGGATCAGCGGCGCGCGGATCGGGCTGCTGCGGATCCGCTGGTGCCAGCCGGATCTGGCGGCCGGCGCATGGAATGCCATCCAGGCGCGCGCCTATCTGACGCATGGCCAGGCATACCGCAACGCCAGCAGCGCAGAGGTGGGCCAGCTGATCACGGAGGCCACGGAGCTGGCCGGCACGGCGGATCGGCTGGCGCGCTGGTGGTCAGAAAGTGACGGGCCGGCCACGGAGCAGGATCTGGCGCTGGCCAGGCGCCAGCAGACGCTGGCCGCCAGATACCAGGCGCTGGAGGATCAGCTGGCCGGTTTGTTGCACGTATCCGAAAAGGTGCCATGTGAAACGGCGCCGGTGGAGGTGGGATAAATGGACGCAAAAACGGCCAATGATGTGCCAACGGTGACAAAACGCGCAGAGCCGGCGCAGGCATTTGGCACGCGGGAGGCAATGCCTACGGATGCAGTGCCATCGTGGCAACTGCTGGAGGTGCCTATCACCTTTTCAGAGGCGCGACTACTGTATGGCCTAAAAGGCACGGATGGCCGGCCGGATCTGATCATGCGCGCGCTGCTGCTGCGATATGTCTACGGTGGTGAAAGTGTGCGCAGGGAAATGATGGGCGGTGAGGTGTTGCGGTGACGCCGGCCGCGGTGGCCGCGCAGCAGGGCCAGGATCTGCTGATCTTGGGCGCATTTGTGCTACTGGTGGCGCTATCCGCGGCGCTGGTGGTGGCCATCTACTGGAGGCACACCGATGGACGATGAGCGCAGAGGATCTGGCGGCATTGTCTACACCAGCCAGCCTGGATGTTTGGGCGCCGTGGGCCAGGTGGCGCTGGTGGTGGCGCTGGCGGCCGGCATGCTGGTGGCGCTGGCGCTGCTGCTATGGCAGGCGGCGCTGCAGTCGCCACTGCTGGTGGGTGTGTTTGTCGTGCTGCTGCTGATGGTAGCGGCCGCATTTGTGGCCGTGGTGGTATCCATGCAGCGCACGCATGCTGGCCATCTGCGGGATGCGCATCTGGCCGCGGCCAATGCCCATTATCAGGATCGGCCGGAGGGTGGCCAGCTGCAGCTGGGGCCAGGCGCGCCGGAGGGCCGCCAGCGGGTGGAGCTGCGGCGCGATTTCGTTGGAGGTCTGCCGGCTGGTATGTCTGCGCGCGTGGATGTGCCAACGGGTGACGCGGCCGGCACGCGGGTGGAAACGCAGGCGGATGCGCTGGGCGCCGCGCTATCAATTCTGCGGGATGGCGGCCAGCCAACGCGCGCAGAATTCCAGGCGCGCGGGATTTCGAGCAGTGAGGATCAGGCGGCCGCGGTGGCCGCGCTGGTGGCTATGGAATATGCGCAGGCCGGCGCTGGCAAGGGATCCGCGGCGCGCTGGCGCGCGCGGCCGGAGGATGCGGATGATATCGCGGCGCATCTGGATGCGCAGCTGCGGCGCCGCGGCGCTGCCCTGCCCTATCCAGTGCAGGCACGCGCAGACGCGCGCGCGCCGGCGCAGAGCAGGCAGGCAGGCAGGCAGGCAGGTGGAGGGCAAAGATGAGCAGATACAAACCAAAACCGCGTACGGCGCTGACGCCAGGCACGCGGATTGTGATCCTGGCGGCCGGCTGGGCGCGCGGTGGGCAGGATCCGGCCACGGTGGTGGCGGATGATGGCGCAGGGCCAGTGCAGGTGCGCTGGACGCGGCCGCGGATCGGTGGCCAGCTGGGCCTGGTGGATCGGCGCCGGATCCGGCTGGTGGCCAGGCCGGCCGCGGTGGAGGTGCCGGATGGCAAGTGATCAGGATCTGGCGGCAATGACGGAGGCGGAGGCCATCGCCAGGGCGGATGCCATGCGGGTGGCATATGAGCGCGCCGCGGATCTGGCCGGCCAGGCGCTGCGCGCATACGTGGTGGCGGATCTGGATCTGGTGACGGTGCGGCGCATCCAGCGCACGCGCGCTGCGGCCGTGGTGGTGCATCATGCAGGCCGGCAGATGGCCGGCATTCTGGTGGATGATCGGGAGGTGACGTATGAGGATGACTGATGATCGGGAGGTGATGAGCTGCGCAGCGGCGCGCACATGCTGGCAGACCGGCCAGCCGGCTGGCGTGGTCGGCCGCTGGACGCCGGCGCTATCCGCTGGCAGCGCGGTGCAGCCGGAGGGCCGGCCGGTGATCCTGGGCCAAATCGCTGGCGTGGATGTGCGGATCAGCCTGGTGGGCGGCCGCTATGTGGTGGGCCAGGCGCAGACGGATGGCGGCCGCCAGGGCTGGTGGTATCACGTAACCAACGCAGCCACGCTGGCAGAGGCGCACGCGGCAGCCTGGCGGATCCTGCAGCCGATGGAGCCGCGGGATGGCGTGCTGGCGCAGCTGGCCGCGGATAAGGCGCTGGATCAGGCGCTGGGGCCAGGGTGGCGCAAGTGACGCAGCCGGCCGGCCTGGTTTGCGCAAGTCAAACGCAGCCAGGCGCAGCTGCCATATATGCCACTATGCGTGGGATGCACGGAGGGGCGCCAGGGTGGCCGCGCTGATGGATATCACGGTGGGATCGCTTTTCGCTGGCGTGGGCGGGTTTGATCTGGGCATGGAGCGCGCCGGCATGCGGCCGGCCTGGCAGGTGGAAATTGATCCACACGCGCGCGCGGTGCTGGCGCGCCACTGGCCGGAGGCGCGCCAGCTGGAGGATGTGCGGCAGGTGGGCGCGCACAATCTGCCGCGGGTGGATGTGATCGTGGGCGGGTTTCCGTGCCAGGATCTGAGCGTAGCCGGCAATCGGGCCGGCCTGGCTGGCCATCGGTCTGGCCTATTCTATGAAATGTTGAGGGTGATCAATGAGCTTAAACCTGGCCTGGTTATTTGGGAGAATGTACCTGGACTGCTATCCAGTGACGGAGGGCGAGATTTCGCCAGAGTGCTGTATAGCCTGGGCGGGATCGGGTATCACGGCGCCTGGCGGATACTTAACGCGCAATTTTTCGGAGTGCCACAACGGAGGCGCAGAGTGTTTGGCGTGTTCACTGGATCAGATACTGGAGCCATCGCCGGATCCGAAATACTGGCTATCGCCAACGGCATGCCGGAAGATTCTAGCCAGAGCGGACAAACGCGGGATGGCGCTACCGGTGGAGCTGCGCCAGGCGCTGGAGCAGAGGGCGGCGCAGAGGTAAAGGCGCAGACATTCCAGGCGCGGATGGTGCGCAATGGCCGCGGCGCGCCATCGGATGTGGTGCCGGCGCTAATGGCCAATGCAGGATATGATGGCCGCGGGGATCAGGCGCCGCTGCTTTTCCAGTCGCGCTATTTCACGCGGGGCGAAGGTGGGCCGCCATCGGATGTGGTGCCGGCGCTGGCCGCCAATTCCAGGCAAAACGATACCGCGGCCAAAGTATTGGCCGCGGCTGCGGTGCGGCGCCTGACGCCAACGGAGTGCGAGAGGCTGCAGGGATTTCCAGATGGCTGGACTAGCGGCCAGGCAGACGCGCACCGATACCGCCAGATGGGAAACGCGGTATGCGTGCCGGTGGTGGAATGGATCGGCCGGCGCGCGGTGGCCTGGCTGGAGCGGCAGAGGCTGGAGGCGCTGGATGGATGATCGGTGGGCGGATATCTGGCTGGACGATGATACGGCGCGCCGGCGCGCCAGGATCCGGCCGGCGCCTGGCCTGGGCCATGATCGGCCGCCAGGGCGCAGCTGGCCGGAGGCGCAGCGTTTCGAGCTGGCCGGATCCTGGCCGCCACGCTACGCGGCCGCCAATCCGGCGCGCCATGTGTGGCCGCCTGGCGCAGATCCGGCTGCGGATCGGGGCCGGCCTGGCCATGTGGGCTGGGATCAGGCCAACGCGCTGGCGCGCAATGCGCACACGGCCACCAACGCAGTGCGGATGGCGGCGCCGGCCAGGCCGGCCACCAGCGCGCAGGATCTGATGCGCATGCGCGCGCGCTGGACGCGGCCGCGCAATCCGCGCGCCGTTCACAATTCCGGCCGGCGCAGGGTGGTGCATGAAATCCCGCGGCCACGCGCGCGCTGGACGCGGCCGCCAGTGATCCTGCATGATCTGGCCATGGATCCTGGCCGGCCGCGCTGGCTGCAGATCCTGGCCGGCCTGGCCATGATCGGGATCCTGGCCGCGGCGCTGATCCTGGCGCTGGCGCTGGCATAGAGCGGATCAGGTCTATACTGGCCGCAATCGGTGGAGGTGATCGGATGGGCGCCTGGACGCAAGCAGAGCAGATAAGGCAGACGGATCCGCGCTGGGCCAGCGTGCTGATGGGCCGGAGCAGCGTTTCCAATATTGGGGATTATGGATGCCTGATGGCCAGCATGGGCATGATGTGCGGCCGCACGCCGGCGCAAATGAATACGCTGGCCACGGCCAACGGTGGATATCAGTCTGCGCCAGGCCGTGAGGCATACGCGGCCACCTGGGATGTGCGGCAGATCATTGGATCGGATCAGGCGCCGGAGCTGCTGGACGCCGGCACCGGTGAATATCCGTTTACGGCATATCCGCTGCATCTGATCAAACGGCTGGTAGCGCATCTGCGGATGGGCCATCCAGCCATTATCCGTGTGGACGCATTCCCAAACCGGCCAGGGGATCAAACGCATTATGTGCTGGGCGTGGCCGCATACGGGCCGGCTAACGCTGCGCATCTGGCGCAGATCGTGATCAATGATCCGGCATATGGGGATCAGCTGCTATTAACAGCGCGCTATGGCCTGACGCTGGAGCGCGCGCTAATCCATGCAATCTACTACAGGGGTGACTATGTCTACTGATGAGCTGGCCGGCACTGCCGGAATTCTGATCAGCCTGGCCTGCAGCTATGTGCCAGGGCTGGCGGACAAATACGCGGCGCTGGATGGCACGCAGAAACGGCTGATCATGCTGCTGGCGCTGATCCTGGCGGCCGCGCTGGTGTATGGCCTGAGCTGCGCCAACGTGGTGGCCGTGATCACCTGCAGCCAGCGGGATTTGATCGGGCTGCTGCGCACCGTGGTGCTGGCCATCGTCGCCAATCAGGCCGCCTATCTGATCACGCCGGCGCGCGCCGGATAACATCCGATGGCGCATCCACTGGATAGATTGTGGCGCCGGATCGGCTGGCGCGCAGATCACGCCACCGGCGCAGAAATGGTGATCGCCGGCTATCTGGCGGCATGCGGCGCAGCCTGGCTGGCGGCTGGAAACGGGATGGCCGCCATATCCAGCTATCGGATCATGCTATCTGTAATGCCAGATGATGCGTGGGGCGCATTGTGGCTGGCCATTGCGCTGGCCTGGGCGCTGGCCAGCTGGCGGAGCTGGCGCCGGATCCGGCGCGGGATCGGGATCCTGGCGGCCGGCATGCTGGCCTGGTGCGGGATCACGTTGGCATTATCAAATCCGGCCACTGCGGTGGGCTGGGGTCTGGTGGTGTTGGGGATATCGGCTGGCGCTGTATCGCAACGGATCCACTGATGCTATTCCTGCAGGGCGCGCCGCCAGTGATCGATGCGCAAACCGTCCAGACGGTGGCCACCGTCCTGGCCAGCACACTGATGGCCATCGCATGGGTGGCCGGCCGGCTGCGCAAACCTGGCGGGATCGCCGTACCGGATCCGGCGCCGGCCAATCCGGTGCCGGATGCGCCGGTGGCCACGGCTAATTTCCTGCTGGCGGAGCTGGTAACGGCGCGCCAGCTGCTGGTGGATGAGCGGCTGGCGCGCAGCGTGTCAGAGCGCACGGAGCGTGAGGCGCGCACAATGGCAGAGGTAAAGGCGGCGGAGCGGATCAAAAAGCTGGAGGATCGGGTAGCGCAGCTGGAGGAGCAATTGCACACGCGGGATCAGCTGGTGGCCATGCTGGTGGAGCAGCTGCGCGCCACCGGATCCACGGTGCCGGCGCAGGCGCTGCGGGTGGTGCAGCGCGCGGTGGAGAATTCCGGCGCCGGCACGCCGGATGGCCTGGTGCGCAGCTGGCTGGCGGATCATTTCAGCCTGGCGGATTTGGGGCTGCTGGCTGGGGATGCGCTGGGCATTCCGCCTGATGCGATATCTGGGGATAGTCCAGCCACGTATGCGGATTCGCAGATCCATTACGCGCGCCGGCGCGCCATGATGGATCTGCTGCAGCGGCATGCTAAGGCGGCGCGGCCAAACGTGCCGGCGCCGTGGGATCAGATTGGAGGATGAGGATGGAAAAGCTGCGGGTTTCGGCTACCGTTGGGCTGCGCGTCCGTGACGCGGCCAGCCTGGATGGGCGGATTATTGGGCTGCTACCGTTTGGCGCAGAGGTGCAGGCCACGGCCGTGGTGGATGGCTGGGCGCAGCTGGACGCGGCCGCGGGTGGCGCGCTGATCCGCCAGGCTGGCGCGCCGGCCAGCCAGCTGGCCTGGTATGCGTCCAGGCAATGGCTGGAGCCGGTGGGCATTGTGGCGCCGCCACCAATCACGGCCGCGGATCCGCGCTATCTGCTGGGCCTGAACATCCAGGGCGGCAGGGTGGATCTGGCGCACCGCGCAGCGCAGGCCGGCTGCCGGTTTTTCCTGATCATGGATGATTTCCAGGGCGCTGCAGAGCTGGCGGCCGCCTGGCCGGATGCCATCGTGGTGGCGCGCCGGTGGTTTCAATACCGCGCAGATGTGGCCGGCATTATCCAGGGTCTGGAGGGCGCGCAGCATGGCCGGCTGGTGTATATCGGCCACAATGAGGGAGACAATATTGGCCAGGCCGGCGCGGATCTGATCTGGCGCGCGGAGCTGGATCGTAAGGTGGCGGCCGAAATCACCAGGATCAGCGGCGCGCGCTACGCTGGCGGCACATTCAGCATGGGCTGCCCAGACTATCCAGATCCGGCCGTGTGCCAGATCATGCAGGATGGCTACGCGGCCGCCTACAACGCTGGCCGGATGCTGCTGGATGGCCATTTTTATTCACCAGATCCAGAGCATATCCACACGGATGATGGCCTGATCTGGTTCGAGCGGCGCTGGGAATTCCTATTCACGCGCTGCGGGTTTGATCCGCGGCGCCGTGGGCTGATCTGCACGGAGGCTGGGCTGGATCAGGGCGGCCGCGGTGGTTTTCCGGCGCACGGTGTAGACGGTGCCGGTTTCACGCGCTGGGCCAGGCGCTGGCTGGAGGTCTGCGGCCGGCCGGTGGTGGTGGCTGGCGTGGCCTATCCGTCTCCACTGATGGGCGCCGCGCTATTCCAGTGCGGTGATCGGCGCACCACTGGCGGAGGCTGGGCCGGCTACAACGTGGAACAGTACTGGGATCAGCTGCTGGCATTGTGGGCCGGCCGGTGATGGAGGATCCAGCGCATTGGCCAGCTGGTGGCTGGCATTCTGCTGGCTGCTGGTGCTGGGCGCCAGCTGGCCAATGCGCTGGATGATGTAGACAATGGCACGCGCAGCAGGGCCAAAGAGGGCCGCAAAACCGACAAAAGGCAAAAGGGGCCAGGCGGCCGGCAAAACGCAGCAGGCTGGGCCGGCTGGACGCGCGCCAGGGCGCAAGGGGCCAGGCCGCAAGCCGGCAGAAATCGATATCGATAAGCTGCGCCAGCTGGCCGCGGATGGCCTGACGCTGGCGGAGGCGGCCGCCAGCCTGGGGATCGGATCCGCCACGCTATCCAGGCACATGGCGAAAAACGATAAAATCGATGCAGCCATAAAAGAGGGCCGGCACCTGGCTGACGCGGAGGTAACAAACCGGCTGATGGCGCTGATCAGGGCGGAGAATCTGGGCGCCGTGATCTGGTGGGAGAAAACGCGCAAGGGCTACTCTGAGCGGATCAGCCTGGAGGGGCTGGATATAGATGGCGCAATTGAGCGGGAATTGGCGAAGCTGGCCGGCGCCGGCCAAATTGGCGCTGCTGGAGCGGCTGCGCCAGCAGGCGGCGCAGCTGGAGCTGGAGCAGGCCAGGCTGGCCAGCCAGCTGCAGGCGCCGCCAATCTGGGCGCCGGTGGCGGATAGTCCACAAATGGCCGCATACACCAGCCAGGCCGATGAGCTATTTTATGGCGGATCGGCCGGCGGTGGAAAAACGGATCTGCTGCTGGGCCTGGCCGCCACGGCGCACAATCGCGCCATCATATTCCGGCGCACGTTTCCAAACCTGGCCGCCATCATCGATAGATCCCGCGGGATATTCACGCGGGACGCTGACGCGCTGAACGAAAATGCGCACCGCTGGCGCACGGCCGATGGGCGCCAAGTGGAGTTTGGGGCCATGCAGTATGAAGCAGACCGGCAGAATTATCGCGGCCGGCCGTATGATCTGCACGCATTCGATGAGGTCACAGAATTCACTGAGACGCAGTACCGGTTTGTCACTGCCTGGAATAGATCAACGGTGCCTGGCCAGCGGTGCCGAATTGTGGCCACCGGGAATCCGCCATCTGACAATTCCGGCCGGTGGGTGATCAAGTACTGGGGCGCCTGGCTGGATCCAACGCATCCGCGGCCGGCCGTGCCTGGCGAATTGCGGTGGTACGCGCGGATCGGTGACAAGGATACGGAGCTGCCAGGGCCGGCGCCCATCGTCCACAACGGTGAGACGATCACGCCACGCAGCCGGACATTCATACCGGCGCGCCTAACCGACAATCCATATCTGCGGGAAACCAATTATGCGGCCGTGCTGGCCAGTTTGCCAGAGCCGCTGCGCAGCCAGATGCTGTATGGCGATTTCGGCGCGGCGGAGGTAGAGGATATCTGGCAGGTGATCCCAACGGCATGGATCCAGGCGGCCATGCGCCGGCCTGGGCCAGAGCTGGACAAAGACGGGAAACCGCCACCGGTGCGCGCCATCGGGGTGGATGTGGCCAGAGGCGGAGCGGATCAGACGGTGGCGGCCGTGCTGCGGGGCGCCGTGTTCTATGATCCATTGCACCGCTGGCCAGGCCGTGAGACGCCAACGGGAAACGCGGTGGCCACCAGGGTGATGCCACTATGGCAAGCCGGCGCGGATATCAACGTGGATAGCATTGGCGTGGGCGCCGCGGCATATGATGCGCTGCGGATGGCGCTGGATGAGCAGCGCGCGCTGGTGGCGCTGGCCGGCCAGATCCAGCCGGCCGGCGCGGTGTATGCGGTGAATGTGGGCGCCGGCACGGATGAGACGGACAAAAGCCACACCTACCGGTTTCGGAATATCCGCGCGGCCAGCTGGTGGAAATTCCGTGAAGCACTGGATCCAGAGCATGGGGCCGGCCTGGTGCTGCCGGATGATCACCAGCTGCTGGCGGATCTGGCGGCGCCGCGCTGGGAGATATCAGGCGGCCGCATCCAGGTGGAGGCCAAAGAGGATATATCCAAACGGATTGGCAGATCCACGGATAGCGCGGACGCTGTAATATTGGCATGGCAGAGGGTGATCACCGGCCAGGTGCAGTATGGGCCGGATATCTGGGGATGAGGTGGAGCATGGGCATTTTCGAGCAGTCAATAATGGATCAGGTGGCGGCGGATGAGCAGCAGCGGCTGCGCAGGTTTGCGGCCGCCTGGCGCGCGTACTATGGCCAGGATGTAAAGCCGCTGAAAGTCAAGCCAGGGAAACCGGACGATAACGTGCCGGTGAATCTGCTGCGGCTGCTGGTGAACAGATCCACCAGCGCGCTGATCCGCGGCGCGCGCTGGGATTATGACGCCGACGAAAACGCGCAGATCTACCTGGATACGGTGTGGAAAGCCAGCCGGCGCGCGCGCACGCTGCGCTGGCTGGGGCTGAACGGCGCCGTTTGTGGCCACGCATTTGCCAAGATCATGGCGGCCAGGCCGGCCGCGGATGGCATGCCGGCCAGGCCGGCGCGCGTGCTGGCGCTGGATCCGGCTACTGTATCGATGGCCTGGGATGCGGACGATATCGATGAGGTATACCGCTACCGCATCCAGTGGAATGCCACCGGCCGGGATGGCCGGCCGATTGTCCGGCGCCAGATTATCGAGCGTGAGGGCCGCGGCTGGGTGATCACGGATGCAGAGAGCCGGCCGGATCAGGCCACCTGGACGCAAACCAGCCAGGTGGATTGGCCGTGGGAGTTTTCGCCTATCGTGGATGCGCAGAATTTGCCGGCGCCCAATGAGGTGTGGGGAAATTCGGATCTGGAGGCGGACATTATCGCGCTGCAAAACGCAATGAACTTTACCGTTTCCAACGTCCAGCGGATTATCAGATATCACGCGCATCCAAAAACCTGGGGATCAGGTTTCAACGCGGCGGAGCTGCGCGCGGCCGTGGATGAGATGATCGTACTGCCCAACGCGCAGGCGCAGCTGCACAATCTGGAGATGCAGAGTGATTTGGATTCCAGCCTGGCGCTATATGATCGGCTGCGCCAGGCGCTGCACGCGCTGCTGCAGGTGCCGGAGGTGGCCACCGGAAAACTGGACACAATCGCCGGCACGATCAGCGGGGTGGCGCTGCAGATCCTATACCAGCCGTTAATGGAGCGGGTGGAGGATAAGCGGGAAACATACGGTGAGCTGCTGCTGGAGCTGAATAGGCGGCTGCTGATCATGGGCGGGATGCAGCCGGCGCCTGGCCAGATGATCTGGCCGGAGGTGATACCGCGGGATGCAATGGCAGAGCGCCAGGCCGCGCTGCTGGATCAGCAGCTGGGTGTATCGGAGGATACGCTGTTGCAGCAGCTGGGATATGAGCCGGACAATGAGCGCGCCAAGAGGCAGGTAGATGCAATCGACGCGGCCGATAGGCTGCTAACGGCAATGGATCGCCGGCCGCTGGGCGGCACCGCGTAGGGTGATCGGTGACTGAGATACCAGGCGCGTCCAGGCTGCAGGCCGCGCATGATGCCAACGCGGCGCGCCTGGCGGCCGCGGATCGGGTGGCATTAAACCGGCTGGTGCAGGGCTACGGCGCCGCCTGGCGGGATCTGCAGCGCCAGCTGGTGGCCAATCTGGAGCGGATCCAGCGCGCGCAGGGCAGGGATGGGATCGTGACACTGCCAATGGTGCTGGCGGATCAGCGGCTGCGCGCGCTGCTGGATCAGGCGCAGGCCGAAATCCACCGGCTGGGCCGGATGGGCGCTGATATCACCACGGAGCTGCAGGCCACCGGCGCAGAGCGTGGGATAGAGGATAGCGCGCAGGCCATGCGGCGCGCCTGGCGGGATAGTCTATCGGGCATACTGGATCCAGTGACGCGGCGCGCGCTGGCGGATCTGCCGGCCTGGGCCACGATCAACAAATCCGCGGTGGAGGATCTGTATGGATTCACGGCAGACGGATCACCACTGGCGGAGCTATTCGATAAGATCGGGCCGGCCGCCAGGGCCGGCTGGGAAGGCGCGCTATCGCAGGGGATTATCCAGGGGCTGAATGCGCGCGAAATCGGCGCGCGCGCGTCCAGGGCCACGGCCACGGCAATGGCGCGCAGTATGGTGATAGCGCGCACGGAGCTGCTGCGCGCATATCGCACCGCCAGCCACCGCAACTATGAGGCCAACGCGGATATTGTGGATGGCTGGATCTGGATGAGCGCGGCCAATTCGCGCACATGCGCTGCATGCTTCGGGCTGCATGGATCATTCCATAAGCTATCTGAGCGGATGAGCAGCCATCCACAATGCCGCTGCGCGCCGGCGCCGCATACGCGCAGCCTGGTGGATATCCTGGGGCCGGATGGCGCCGCGCAGCTGCATCTGGCCGGCTATGATCCGGCAGACGTTGATACCAGGATCCGCACGCCGGCTGGGGAGACGCTATTCCGCAATCTGCCGGAGGGCGCGCAGCTGGCCGTGCTGGGTGGGCCAGGCGCGCTGGCCGCATACCAGGCAGGGGATGTGCATCTGGTGGATTTCGTTGGGCTGCGCAAGTCTGCGGATTGGGGCGCGTCCCATTACCAGCGCAGCCTGCGGGATGCGCGCCAGGCGGCAGAGCTGCGGCGCCAGCGTGGGCCGGTGCCACCAGTGGAGCCTGGGCCGATGGGGCCACTGCGGCCATACACCGGCAGAGGCGGGAAACCAGGCACGCCACCGGCGCCAGGCACGCCACCGGCGCCAGGCACGCCACCGGCGCCGGCGCCAGGGCCAGGGCCGGCCGCACCGCCAGCTGGGCCGCCACCAAAGAAACCACGCGCGCCGCGCACGCGCAAGCTGGCCGCTACCGGCGCGCCCATACCGCGCAAACCACGCGCGCGCAAGCCGGCCGCGGCGCCGGCTGGGGATGATCGTACAGAGGTGCGGGATGGGCTAACGGTGCCGGAAAACAAACTGGGTTTGCACCGCGTGCTGGATGCCATCGCCAAAGTCCACACGGATGGGCCACTGCCGGTGATACCAGTAAAGGTTATGCCAGCCGGCACGATGAGCGCCAACGGCCAGTTTGTTTCTTTGCCATCATTCAGGCGTGGGCCAGGCACGGTGGGCTGGGGCGGCGGAGGGCCGGACGAAATCAGAATTAACGGTAATACTGCATACGCTACAACGCCACATCTAACGTTTGCGCACGAGATTGGGCATTACCTGGACAATGCCGGCATTGGCCGTAAAAAGAAAACAGACGATTATCAGCGGGATGGTAACTGGCCAACGCAGCGCGCGGCGCAGGCCAATATCCACTGGACGCCAACGGAGGATAAAGCAGAGGCGGCAATGAATGCAGTGATGGGCGCGCTGGTGAAATCCCGCGCGGCCACGGAGCTGCGCGATTATGCCAGGCAGGCGGCCGCAAAAGGCTATATAGAAATCCCGCGCAGAATGCCAGAGGGTACGCAGATGGGATCCAGTAATCAGCCACTGCCACCATACAAATACCAGGCCACGCCAGGCTGGTTTAAGTATGCGCATTCAGATGTGGAATTGTGGGCGCGTGGCTATGCGCAATATATCGCGGTGCGCAGCGGTGATCTAACGCTGATGGCGCAGCTGCGCACGCAGCAGGATAAATACGATCAGGCTGCGCGCGGTGGTGATCTGGCAATCCCAATTCAATGGGCTGATGATGATTTCGAGCCAATCGCGCAGGCAATAGACGCGCTATTCACGGCGCTGGGATGGAAAAAATGACACTGACAAAAGCAGAGCGGATCCGCGGCCAGGCGCTGCTGGATGAGCTGGCCGGCGCTGATGGCGTGCTGGATGGCGCTATGCCAGGGCTATCCACGGAGGATGGCGCGCTGGTGCTGCAGGTGCTGCTGGGCCTGGATCCGGCCACGGCCGCGCAGATGCTGGCGTTTAACCGTGGGGAGAATGCCAATGATGTGCAGATCATTGGGCCGGATGGCGTGGCCAGGCCGGCGCCCATATCGGCACCGCTTGACTGATCCGGCGCTGGTGATATGATCCTCACAACGCAGCAGCCAGGCGAGACGCCGGCGCGCTGCGTTTTTGTTGGGCCAGGGTGATCCTGATCCATGCGGGTGATCCGCAACGGGAGAGATAAAGGCAATGGCAGACGATAACCAAACCACACCGCCAGCGGCCGGCGCACCAGCGCAGGCACCAGCAGGATCCGCACCGCCAGCAGCGGCGCCTGGTGGCACACCGCCACCGGCCGCACCAGCTGCGGATGGGCCGGATGCGTGGATGGCGGCACTGGCGCCGGAGCTGCAGGCGCAGATCCAGGCGCACACTGGCAAGCTGGCCGGCGCGCTGAAATCAGAGCGTGACGCACGCAAAGAATTGGAGCGTAAGGCCACGGAGCTGGCCAGCCAGGCGGCCGCGGGATCGGATGCGCAAAAGCAGCTGCAGCAGCTGCAGGCGCAGCTGGCGGCCACGGAGCGGCGCGCCACGTTCGCAGAGCAGGCGGCCGGCCGTGTAACGGATCCGGCGCTGGCCTGGATGGCGGCAGAGCGTGCCGGCCTGGTGGACGCCACCAGCGGCCAGGTGGATCTGGCCAGGCTGCAGATCCTGCATCCGGCGCTATTCACGCCGGCGCAGACGCCAGCGGGGCCGGCCGTGCCGGCCACCAACGGCCAGGCAGGCGGCCGCGGCGCGCGCGCGCTAACGCGCGCAGATGTGGAGCGTATGACGCCAGGCGAAATCAACGCGCGCTGGCAAGAGGTGGAGCAGGTTTTACGCGCGGCCGGATAACCGGCGCGCAATTGGCCGGCGCTGATGCGCTGGCTGGAGGCACAACAAATGGCAATCGATAGTTTTATTCCGGCAGTGTGGAGCGCACGGCTGCTGGCCAATCTGCACAAGGCCGCGGTGTATACGCAGCCTGGCGTGATCAATCGGGATTACCAGGGCGAAATCACCGGCATGGGTGACAGTGTGAAAATCAATTCCATTGGCGCCGTGACGGTGGGCGACTACACCAAGAATTCAAACATCAGCGCGGCGCAGACGTTGACGGATGCGCAGAGCGTGCTGACGATCAACAAACAAAAGTATTTCAACTTTCAGGTTGACGCCATCGACGCTGCGCAGCAGAATCCCAAGATCATGGACGCGGCAATGGCGGAGGCCGCCTATGGTCTGCGGGATGCAATGGATCAGGATGTGGCGGCGCTGTATGCGGATGCCAGCGCATCCAATCTGATTGGATCCACTGGATCACCGAAAACGGACGCGGCCACGGCCGGCCAGCCGTACGCGTATCTCACGCAGCTGAGGCAGAAACTGGATGAAGCCAACGTGCCGGATGATGGAAACCGCTGGGTGATCATTCCGCCATGGTACGAAGCGTACCTGCTGCTGGATTCCAAATTCGTGGCCAACGCGGCCAGCGCGCCTGGCGAGAATTCGCTTTTCAACGGCCAGATTCGCACCGTGCTGGGCATGCGCGTGCTGAAATCCAATAACGTGCCATATGCGGCTGGGCCGATCAAATACCGCGTGGTGGCCGGCCACCCGATGGCCTGGACGCTGGCGGCGCAGATCACCACGGTGGAGGCTTACAAAATGGAACTTCGGTTTGGCCAGGCCGTGAAAGGGCTGATGACGTACGGATGCAAGGTGACGCGCGCCGCTGCGCTGGCCGTGCTGACGATCAATCCTACCTAACGGCTGGAGCTGATCCAACGGAGGAAAACGAGACATGGCAAACGCAACTGCATTGACAGTTACCAGCCTAACGGCCAATCAAATCGCCACGGCGCAGCCTACCGCGGATGTGCTGGACACTGGCACGGCCGCGGTGACGCTGGCGGCCGCCATTGGCGGCGCCGCTGGGCGCTGCATTCTGGAGGTCAAAAATACCGCGGCCGCAAACCTGGTGGTTTCGGTGCTGGCTGGCGACAATCCACCGGCGCAGAATGCCGGCCAGGGCGCGCTGGCCACGGCCAACATTGCGCAGAATGCGGTGCTGATCCTGGGGCCGTTCGCATCTGATCGGGTGATTCAGGATGATGGCAGTATCAGCGTGACATTCACGCCGGCCAGCGGCACGATTGGCGCCACGGCGCGCTGCTATCTGCTGCCCAAGATGTAGCGCAGGGCAGAGGCACACGCAATGGCACGCAGCACAATGGCCGCGCTGATCACGCGGGTGCGCACGCTGGTGGCGGATCCGGCCGGCGCCAGCCAGATCTGGACGGATGATGATCTGCAGCTGGCGCTGGACGCGCACCGCCACCAGGCACGATACGCAGAGCTGGCGCCGCTGGATACGGTGGCGCCAGGCGGCGCTATCACCTGGCTGGTGTGGGTGGCCACGCAAACGGATTGGGAGGATTCGCCGGAGCTGGTGAATTCGTCCTATACCGTGATCACGCCGGCCAGCAGCGATGTGATCCGCGGCCGCTGGACATTCAGCAGCCACCAGGCTGCTGGCGTGCTGATCACCGGTGATGCATTCAACGTATACGCGGCCGCGGCTGATGTGCTGGATATGTGGGCGGCTAAGGTGGCGCGGGAATTCGATTTCACCACTGACAATGCCACATTCCGGCGCAGCCAGCAGGCGGCCGCGCTGCGCGCGCAGGCGGAGGCATACCGCACCAGGGCCGGCCAATGGGGCCAGGGGCCAGATGATGTGGGCGCCGGCGCCTATGGCATAGAGGTGTACGCGTGACGCTGCTAAGCAGCGCGCAGATCACGGCCATGCGCAGCGCGGCGGATCTGGCGCTACCTGATACCGTGGTGATCAGCCGGCGCACGGTGGCCAGTGACGGTGCAGGCGGCTGGAGTGAAACCTGGGCCACTGCGGCCACGGTGGCCGGCCGGCTGATGCCAAAGTATCAAATCAGCGGATCAGAGGGCCAGGGCGCTGGCCAGATCCAGGCGGTGGCGCAATGGGTGGCCACACTGCCGGCCGGCACGGATCTGCGCGCTGGGGATCGGGTGGTGGTGGCCGGCCGCACGTTTGAAGTGCAGGCGCTGCTATCGGCTGGCGTGGCCTGGCGGATCAGTGTCCGCGCAGATGTGCGTGAGGTGGTGGCCTGATGGGCGCTGATGTAAACGTGACGGTTTCGCTGGTGCAGCTGGAGCGCATGCAGGCGCAGGTGCAGACGCGCGCAACGGCCATAATCCGTAAGCTGGCAATGGATGTGGAGGCGGAGGCCAAACGCACCGTGCCGGTGGATACCGGCACGCTAAAGGCCAGCATAACGGCATTCGAGCGGCGCCGCGCATTGTGGTGGGTGGCCACCAATGTGGAGTATGCGCCGTGGGTGGAGTTTGGCACCAGCCATATGGGCGCGCGGCCATACCTGGTGCCGGCTGCAGAGCGGATCCGGCCGGCATTCCGCGCGGCATGGGATGCGCTGCTGCGCATGTGATCAGGCATGAGCGCAATAGATATGGCCGTGTTCAATAAGCTGGTGGCCGCGGCCGGCCTAACGGCGCTGGTTTCGAGCAGGATATACGCGCGCCTGGCGCCGCAAGGCACCGCGCTACCGTATGTCCTATTCAGCCACCAGGGTGGCGGCCAGGTGAACATGGAGCCGGTGGATAGGCTGGAGCTGGTGTACTGGATCCGCGCGTATGCGGCCACGCAGGCTGCGGCCGGCGCCATCGATGATCAGATCAGCGCGGCGCTACACCGCCAGGCGCTGACGGTTACGGGCTGGGCGCATCTGGGATGCCAGCGGGAAAGTGATCAGCGGCTGGAGGAAAGAGACGCGGCCGGCGCGCTGATCTGGATCACTGGCGCGCTGTATCGGATCCGCGCGCAATCGACATAAAAACGGAGGATAGACATGGCCAGTTATCTGGGATCGGCTGCGGTGGTTTCGTTCGCCGGCACTGCAATCAATACCTATTATCGGAAGGCGAAAAGTGATGAGAGTATCGCGCTGGTGGACAAGTCGGCCGGCGCTGATACGCATACCAGCCATCTGGCGGCGCTGCGGGAAACCACGTTCACGGTGGATTTCCTGATGGATGGCACCACGGTCTGGGATGCGCTAACGCCAGGCACCAGCAGCGCGGCGCTGATCTGGGGGCCGGAGGGATCCACCAGCGGGAAACCGAAATACACCGCCACGGCCATCGTGAAAAAGCGCACCAAAGATCAGGCTTACAATGATCTGGCGCTGGCCACGGTGGAATTTCAGCTGCAAACCGCGTGGGTGGCCACCAGCTATCCATAAGCCAGCCGGCACAACGGAGGATCTGACACATGGCCACATATCTGGGCACCAATGCCTATATCAATTTCAACAGTCAAACGATATCCACTGTCTACCGCAAGGCAAAAGGGGATGAGAGTATCGCGCTGGTTGACAAGTCGGCCGGCGCTGATACGCATACCAGCTATCTGGCGGCGCTGCGGGAAACCACATTCAGCGTGGATTTCCTGGTGGATGGCGTGACGGTCTGGAATGCGCTGACGCCAGGCCAGAGCGCCACGCTGGAATGGGGGCCGGAGGGGAACGGCGCCGCATCTGGCAAGCCGAAATACACCGCCACGGCGCTGGTAAAAAAGCGCACGCGGGATGCGGGATACAACGATATCAATACCGCCACGGTGGAATTCCAATTGCAATCCGCCTGGACGGCCGCCACGTACTAGCATGGCCAATATCACGCGGGATCAGATCCTGGCGCTGGCTGCGGCGCCGGCCACGCATGCGGTGGATATTCCAGAGCTGGGCGGCCAGGTCTGGATCCGGCCGCTAACGGTGGGCCAGGTGCTGGAATTGTCAAAAGGCGGCGCCACCACGGATGCAGAGGCACTGCCGCGCATGATCGTGATGGTAGTCTGTGACGAAACCGGCGCGCGCCTATTCACGGATGCAGATCTGCCGGCGCTGGCGGATCTGCCGGTGGCGCTGGCCGGCCGGATCATGGCGGCCATCCAGCGGTTTGGCGCAATGGACGCGGCCGCGGGAAAAGCTGGCGGCGCCGGCTGATAGAGGATCCGTCACTGCGGTATCAGTACCGCCTGGCAGAGCGGCTGGGCGTGGATGTGGACGATATCGCAGCCTGGCCGTGGGAGAAATTCCGGCGCTGGATGCTGGCCGATGAGGTGGCATACATGGCGGATCGGATCCGCGGCACGCAGGCCGGCGCCAATATGACGGAGGCGGACGTTTTTGGGATCATTGCAACGGAGCAGGCGGCACACGATTGGGCCGGCCTGCTACCGTCTGGCGGTGGATGATGAGCAGCGAAATAGCCAGCCTATATGCGTCCATCGGCGCAGACACCAATCCGCTGGAGCGCGCGCTGGGCAAGGCGCATGGCCTGCTGGCCGGCATGGGATCCAGCATGGGCGGCGCCATATCCACGGCCGTGGGAATTGGAATAGCGCAGCTGGCTGGCGGCGCAGTAAAGCTGGCCGGAGGCGCTATCACTGGCGCCATTGGCCAGGCCAGCACATTTGAGCAGACCTTAGCCATGCTGGGCGCTGTAACCGGCGCCACCAGCGGCCAGCTGGGAAAACTGTCTGATATGGCCATCCAGCTGGGCGCTGATACCACGCTACCAGGCACCAGCGCGGTGCAGGCGGCGCAGGGGATGATGGAGCTGGCCAAAGCTGGCCTATCCGTGGATGCGTCCATTGCGGCCGCGCGCGGCACAATCCAGCTGGCCAGGGCCGCGCAGGTATCAGAGGCGGAGGCGGCCACCATTACGGCCAACGCGCTAAACGCATACGGGCTGCAGGGTGATAAGGCCGGCATGGTGGCGGATCTGCTGGCGGCCAGTGCCAATGCCAGCAGCGGATCAATTCAGGATATGGCATATGCGCTGCGTATGTCCAGCGCGGTGGCCAGTAACGCTGGGGTGTCAATTCAGGATACCGTGACTGCTATCAGCCTGCTGGCCAATGCCGGCCTGCAGGGATCGGACGCCGGCACCAGCCTAAAAACAATGCTGATCAGCCTGCAATCGCCATCCAAAGAGGCGGCCGGCACGCTAAAGGATCTGGGCGTGAGGGTGTATGACAGTAAGGGCCATATGAATGATCTGCAATCCATCATGGGCCAGCTGCAGGGCGCCACTGGAAAACTCACGCAGGAACAAAAGGCGCACGCGCTGCAGACGATTTTCGGCACGGATGCAATCCGCGCGGCTAACATTCTGCTAAAGGCCGGCACGGCTGGGTTTACTGAGATGAGCGCGGCCGTAAACAAAAGCGGCGCCGCGGCGGATCTGGCCAGCGCGCAGAATGCCGGCATGGCCGGAGCGGTGGACGCGCTGAAATCCACGGTGGAGACGCTGGGCCTGACGTTTGCCAAACCACTGCTGGCGCCGCTAACCACGGCGCTGCGCCAATTCACGGATTGGATTGGCGGCGCTGATGCGCAGGCCGGGATAACGCAATTCGGCGCCACGGTGGGCCAGGTGCTGGCGGATGTGGTGGGCTGGGTGATCACGCATTGGCCGATGATCCAGCAGACGGTGGCCGATGTATTCTCTGCGGTGCGCACCGTCTGGGATCAGGTGCTGGCGCCGGCCATCGCCGGCATTGTCGGCGCATTCCAGGCCGCGGTGCTATGGGTTCAATTCAACTGGCCGCGGATCCAGGGCCAGATCCAGAGCGGGGCCAGTGAGGTGGAGCGGATCTATAACGCGGTGCTAAAGCCGGCCGTGGATTTCGCGGTGGGTCTATTCCGCCAGGTGGTGGCCTGGGTGCAGGATAACTGGCCGCTGATCCAGGCCACGGTGGCCACGGTGGTGGAAAAGGTGCAAGAGGTCTGGAAACGGTATGTGGAGCCAATGCTACCAATCGCGGCCGAGATTTTCGGAGGGATCCGGCAGACCATAGAAAGCGTGGTTAATGTGGTGCTGGGGATTATCACCACGGTTATGGCCGCCATCAATGGGGATTGGGAAACCGCCTGGCTGGCCATCCAGGGGATCCTGGGTGACGCATGGCAGGCCATCCTGGGCATTGTGCGCACGGCTAAAGCCACATTAGATGGCCTGATGCAGACAATCGGGAAAGCCATAGAGGACACATGGCAGAATCTGCTGCGCACTGTCACTGGCCTGGGCGCGCAGATCTGGCGCAGCATTGTGCTGGCGTGGGAATCGGTGGTGGCCAGCCTAAATGAGAAGCTGGACAAAATCAAAACGGATGTGGATACCGCCTGGCGGAATCTGGTGGCGGCCATAACCGGCTGGGCCAGCAGCGTATGGCAGGCGGCCAAACGGATCTGGGATCAATTGTGGGCGGATGGGCCGGAGGGTCTGCCGGCCAGGTTTCTGGCGCTGGGCCGCCAGCTGATCGATGGCCTGGTAAACGGGATCCGCAACGGCGCAGAAGCGGCATTCGGCGCCATGCGCTGGCTGGTGGATGGGATCATTACGGTGGCTAATCACAATTTTGGGATCCAATCGCCATCCAAAGTATTCCGGCAGATGGGCGCATATATGATGGCCGGCCTGGCGGATGGGATCACTGGCGGGGCCAGCCTGGCGGCCGCGGCAATGACGCGCGCCACGGATGGGCTGGCGGCGCCGCCACCAGCCTGGGCGCCAGCTGGAGCTGGCGCAGCGATGGGCGCTGGATCGGCCGGCCAGGCCGGTGGCGGCCGGCAATATGTACTGAATGTGCAGACGGTAAGCCAGGCGGAGGATCTGCTGGCGGATTTCGCGCTGCTGCAGGCATTGGGGGGATGATCAATGGCACCGTCCTATAAATTCGTGATCGGTGGCACCACGTATAACCTGGCCAGTGATCTGGGTCTGGTGGTGCAGCAGATGCTGGGCGGAGGCGCGCCACCGGTGCAGAATGTGATCAGCCAGTATGCGCTGACGGATGGCGCCTATTTCCAGCGCAGGCTCCACCGGCCGCGCACGGTGACGCTGGTATGCCAGCTGGCCGGCACGGATTATGCAAACCTGGCGGCCAAACGCGCGGATCTGGTGGAGCTGCTGCTGGGCGCCGGCGCATTCACGCTGCGGTATTCACCCAATGCCGGCACGATCGCGGAGCTGGATCTGGCGGTGCGCTACGCTGGCGGATTGGAGCTGGGCCAGGTGGAGGCCAGCATAGAGCAGCTGGCCATCCAGCTGCTGGCTACGGATCCTTTCTGGAATGCCGGCGCCGCGGGATCGGTTTCCATTGGCGTGGGCGCCGCGCTATCGGCCGCGGCTGGGTTTATGCGCACCAGCCTGGCCTGGGCCAGCATGACTGGATCCGGCTATCCAACGGCCGCGGCGCTGACGCCAGGCAGTATTGCATCCAACGTGGCCGGAACCGTGGTCTATATCTGCAGCGGATCCACGCTGTACCGCTGGAGCAGCGGCACATGGAGCAGCTGGACGGCAAACGCCACGATCCGCTGCGTGGCATTCCAGGCCAACAATGTGGGCATATACGTGGCCGGTGATTTCACCACGATCAATGGCGTGGCCTGCAGCTATATCGCCACATTCAATGGCACGGCCACGTTTGCCACAATGGGCGCCGCGTTCGGTGTATCGTCCATCCATATGCTGGATGTGGCCAATGATGGATATCCGGTGATCGGCACAAATAGCGGCGGAGGCGCGCTATACCACTACAACGGCGCCAGCTGGGATGTGCAGGATTATCTGACAATCCCAATGAGCCGCACGTATGCGCTGGAATGCACCAGTGACGGATATATCTGGAGCGGCTGCAGCGGTGGCGCAGAGCTGTACAAAACGTTGATTGGTGGCGCATCCACGCAGCCATCCCCAAAACCAACGGCCGGCGCAATCAACGCGCTGGCGCTGGACGCCAACGGCATATTGTGGGTGGGTGGGAATTTCACACTGTCTGGCGTGACGCGCTACCTGGCCGGCTGGACTGGATCCAGCTGGATCATTCCATCTGGCGTTACCACGGAGGTGCTGGCGCTGCGCTGTACGCAGGCCGGCGCCGTGTATATCGGCTGCACTGCAGACACCAACGGCAGATCCTTTCTGGAGCTGCAATCGGGATATGTGGCCACGCAGGTGATCGGATGGGAAATGAAAACCAGCGGCATTGTGGCCATCGGCGCCAGCTATGCTGGGGATATCCTGGTGGTGGGCAAAAACGGCACGACAACGGCATACACCGCCAGCAGCGCGGCCGTTACCGCGGCCGGCAGTGATGGCCATTTCACGCTGGCCATTGTCTGCACCACGGCCGCCACCATACTGGAGGTGGCCAATATCACTACTGGCGTGGGCGCCAGCCTGGCGCTGGCCGTGGGCGCTGGGGATACGATCACGATAGACACCAGGGCCGGCACGATCACCAGCGCGCTGCTGGGCCGGCTGGTGGGCCAGGTGGTGAATAACGTATCACTGTCCAGCCTGGTGCTGGCAAAAGGCGCAAATACCATTGCGGTGATGCTGCGCACGCCGGCCAGTATCACGGCCACGGCCAGCGTGGCCGCGGCCGGCCGCTATTACAGTGCAGAGGGTTTGGCCTGATGGCTGATGTAACCTATCTGCTGCAGATCCGCAATCCGGCCGGCGCGCTGGTGGCAGAGGTGGCGCGCGTGCTGGATGCAGACGCCGGCCGGAGCATTAACACGCCGGCCGCGGTGCGGATCCGCCTGGCGCCAGATGAGGTGCCGGATACCGTGCTGGTGCCGGATGCCAGGCTGCGGCTGCTGCGCACCGGCACGGATGGCGTGGCGCGCGCGGCGCTGGGATCGGATTTCCTGCTGCGCAGCTGGCGCCAGGGCTACGCTGGGAATGAGGAATTTCTGGAGCTGGCCGGCCTGGGCGTGGCGCAGATCCTGGCGCGCCGGATCGTGGCGTATGCGGCCGGATCGGCGCAGGCAGAAAAGGCGGCCGCGGCTGCGTCCAATATCATGCGCGCGCTGGTGCGGGAAAACCTGGGATCCAGCGCGGCCGCGGATCGGGATCTATCCAGCTGGCTGCAGGTGCAGGCCGATGATGGGATCGGCGCCAGCGTGGCCAAATCGGTGGCCTGGCGGCCGCTGGATGGCGCGCTGGCTGATGTGGCGGAGGCCAGCGCGCTGGCTGGCACGCGGCTATATTGGCATATCGCCTGGCTGGAAAGCGCGGGGAAATATGAATACCAGGTAAAGCAGGGCCAGCCAGGGGCCGACAAAACCAGCAGCGTGCAGCTGGATAGCGCGGCAGGGGATGTGCAGAATGCGGTGCTGATCCGTGACTATTCAGAGCAGATCACGCACGTTTACATTGGCGGCCAGGGGATCGGCGCCGGCCGCACGGTGGTGGAGGTGGACGCACCAGAGCGGCTGGGATCCTCACCATTTGGCAGGGTGGAGGGCTGGGCGGATCGGCGCCAATACACCAGCAGCACCGGCATGGATGATGAGGGCCGCGCAGAATTGTGGGATAAGCGCGCGCGGATCCTTTTTTCCGGCACGGTGAATGCCGGCGCCTGGGAATATTCCAGGTATTGGGATTTCGGGGATCTGGTGCGAGTGTTGCACGCCGGCCAGCTGCTAACGTGCATGATCAACAGTGTGCGGATCCATCTGGCGGATGGAGCCGAGACGATCACGGCGGATCTGCGGGAGGTCTAGGCTATGGCAGGGCAGATGCAGGGCGCGCTGGCGGATCTGCTGCGCGAAATTGGGCGGATGGATCGGCGCCTGGATGCGCTGCAGGCGGCCGAAACCGGCGCCGCGGGTGGCGGCACTGGCACGGTTACCAGTGTGGCGCTATCACTGCCGGCCATTCTCACGGTATCTGGATCACCAGTGACCACGGCCGGCACGCTTACGGCCGTGCTGGCCACGCAGGCCGCCAATCGTGTGTGGGCTGGGCCAACGTCTGGAGGCGCCGCGGCGCCCACATTCCGCGCGCTGGTGGCCGCGGATCTGCCGGCCGGCACCGGCACGGTTACCAGTGTTGCGCTATCACTGCCGGCCATATTCAGCGTGTCTGGATCACCAGTGACAACGGCCGGCACGCTAACGGCCACGCTGGCCACGCAGGTGGCCAATCGCGTGTGGGCTGGGCCGACTACTGGAGCGGACGCGGCGCCCACATTCCGCGCGCTGGTGGCCGCGGATCTGCCGGCCGGCACCGGCACGGTTACCAGTGTTGCGCTAT